GCTTAATACGGCAGCCATTGATATGACTGCAAATAATTTCTTTAGGGAATCTGCGAGGCTATTTGCCTTTCCTTCCGCTTCCCCCATGCTTGATCCGGCTTCTTCTGCGCTCTCTCCCAAATTGTCGAGACCGTCTCCGTCGCCCAGACCATCTACGCTGTCTCCAAGGCTTTCAGTGGATTCCGATAGGCTGTCAATACTCTCCCCTGCATCCTCTGCTGCCCTAGTAAGCTCGTCGGCACCGTCCGCAGCATTTTCAAATCCCTCAGAAAAATCAACAGCGGAGCTTTGCTCCAGTTCTTCCATTGCCTGTCCAACGGAATCTCCGAGAGAATCCATGCTGCTTGCTGCCCTATCCATTGCATTTCCAAGACTGCTGGCAAATTGCTCAGGTGAATTACTGCTGAATGCCCGGTCAATCTGTTGTCCCGCCTGCTGTAATTGTGTTACAGATGTCCTTGCTGCGGAGGAAACGCGGGAAAGTTTTGAGCTTACATCTTCTTGTAATGTAAGCCTAACAGAAACATCACTCATACAATACCTCCACTAAGTTGTCTTTATATAGACCTTTGCCAATCTGTCGGAGGATTCGATAGGATAATCATTAGCAAGTCTTTCTGATGCGATATAGGCCAGTTGCACATTTCTTGGCATTTCGGCAAATTCTTCCATGCGTAACCCTCTCTTTTGCCAAAGGATATGAGCATACTGCCAGTCTGTGCCGTCTGGTGTCTGTACCGCACCAGACATTAGTTTTTTAAGTTTTTAACAGTATCTTCCTCGTCCTGTTTCGCTGCAAGACCGCACGCTTCCATAACACACTTGTTCGCATAGCGGAAATCATCTCTATCTGCAAAAAGCGTTTCCGGCATATCCAGACGGTCATTCACCTTATAAAACTCCATAAGTTCAGGATCATCAAGTTTCGGCTGAACAAATGCGTCAACCATGATATGCAGGCCTGCTCTCTCAGCGTCATAATCCTTGCGAACAACAACCTGTCCATTCTCAATAACCGGTCTGTTGGCGTTCTTTTTGTCTCTGAAAATTTCTGTGGTTTTATACAGGTTTCGGATCTCTTTGATTTCTTTCATAGAGAGCTGTTTAATGATGAAAGGCACCGGATTCCCTTTTTCGTCAGTGAATGTAGCCACGCCTGGAAACTCCACAGTTCCTCTCTCTTTTAACTCTGCTTTCATAAATGCTTTTAAGTTCATATCCATATCTGTTGTCCTCCATATGATTGATTTTCCAAAAATTTAAGGGAGAGCTACTGCCCTCCCTTTGCTTCATGCCCTTATATTACGCAAGATCTTTTGCGCCAAATTCGATAGAATCTTTTACGACATCTCCATCGGTGTCCAAATCCATAAGAGCGATCTTGCCTGTAATTACACAGCCAATCGCAGTAACGGAATCACCTTTGTTTTTGTCGTAATAGTCGGAATTCTTATCCTCGCAGATTCCCTGAATTTTAAACTCCGGTGTCTTGCCGGTCTTGATATAATCAAGCACCTTTTTCTTCCACAGATTTGTTGTTTTCCACTGTTCCAGAGTACCTGTGATGTCATACCCGATCCAGCGACGGTTCGTTCCTTTTTCGCTCAGTGTCTTGCCTTCCCACACTTTCGGAGTAACATATAACTGAAACTTACACGAATCAGCTACAAGAGCACCGTCAATATAAATCTTCCCCTCTCTCGCACAGAGAGGGCTTTTATTCACGCGCTTCGCCATTATAATCTCCTTTCTTTACCGGGCAATGGTTGTAAAATAATACTTCTCAGTAGAATCCACCGGCTGAATGCCACAGGTAATATATGCGCTATCACCAACAGAAGCTCCTCGGTCCACGACAAAATCGTTTTCTTCGTCTACATTCTGAATTGCTCCATCTTTCAGGAAATCTTTTAAAATTGCTCGTCCCAGCCCTTCCATGACAGTCCAGCCGGTAGGATCGTTGCTGAATCTACCCGGCACAAATGTAAGAAGCAGTTCGTTTGCAAAACTGTCATATACTCTACAAGGGCGACCTTTCAGAATGTCGGTCGGATCATCCTGTGTGAATGTGACCTTAGAGTTCACATCATATTCCAGAATAACGTTACCGGATTCGCTGACAGTGAAGAATGTTTCTCCGTTATTGATAGCCTGAATGGATTCCTCGTTTGTTTTCTGTCCCACGATTCCAGTGGCCCCGGTAACTGTAGTGTATGTAAGAGAAGTTGTGTAGCCTGCTGCTGTCGCTGCGCCTGCCAGCCATGCTGTAGCCTGCTCTGTGGTCAGCTTCACGCCGGCATACTCAAAGCTGTTTGTCAGATTGTAAATATTCTCATAATCCGATGCAGAGTTTGCAACAACAAGACCGCATTTCCAGCCGATTGAATTACGAATGTATTTAATCTTCGTCACAGCAGCAGTGATCAGAGACGCGTCGCTGGTCGGCAATGCCATATAGTTGAACTTGATCTTCTCTGCCATATCGAGGAACGTTGCTACAGAAGCATTCGTTTTAGATGCCTCCTCAGTTCCTCCGTTCAAGGAAGCGGATGCAAAGGCAACCAGCTCGCCGTCTCCAGAGAAATCCACATAGTCGGATTTCAGATCCGCAACCTTTTTTGCTCCCTCAATCAGTTCAACTTCGGATCCGTCAAGAACAACGGACACATCGAAGCCTCCCTCCGGGTTTGCTACAGAAACAATTTTTAGTTTATTTCCAAGTGACCCCGGATATTTTGCGGTTACATTGCCGGTACCGCTTTTTAAGGTAATAGTTCCTTTTGCCTTTTCTCCGCCGCCTGCGATATATGTATATACCTCAGTAACATTCAGGAACATGAGCTGAAGCATCAGCATAAATCCGTTGTCGTCGTAAATAGAACGTCCGAATTTTGTCTTCGCGGCATCCGGTGATTCATTTGTCAGATGAATCATTTCCCCTCTCGGTCCCCAGTCGTATCCGATCAGTGGAATGATAGCAATGCCGGACGGCACTGTAGTCGTTGTTGGCTGCTTGCCGTTCTTGGTATTGGCATAAGCACCCGGTCTTACCTTCGGTGAGGATGAATTAAAAGTACCTCCTGCCATGTTTTATCACTCCTTTCCAAGCCATTTGTCGATTCTGGCCTGTGCTTCACTAATGGTCATTTCGGTTGCTGTGCAACCATACATAGCACCATCAAAGGTGCTGCTTGTGACATGAAAAAGTTGCATACACTTTGCACGCAACTTGTCCACTCTGAATTTAGTTTCCTGCTTCACAGTTTCCGCAGGCTCCACTACAGCCTGTTCAATACGTCTTGTAGACATTTGTGTTGTACCTCCTGTTCTTTCCGTAGCTCTTCAGTTGCCTTGTACCATGCCTGATACGTTGCGTCTGTTCCGAAAAGTCCGGATATATTGATTTTATTTACTGCGCCGCCGGTTTCCCGGTTCAAAGAATAGTAATGTTTTATGGCGCAGGTCATTTTTACTATTCCTGTATCAACTGATGATGTGGACGGATCCGTAAGACGAATATATTTATCGTCCAATGTACCGTCCTTTTTCATCAGATTTACCTTGCATTCATCCATCATCAGGCTGTCACGCACCGTAGCTGCATCAGCATACGCCTGCCAGTCTGTGGCTTCCATGAACCATGTATCAAGATACAATGTCGTAAGGTATGTGCTGAACGTTACCTTTCTGGTATCTGTTCTCGGAACCGGAAAATACAAAGATGGAACAGCAAAGGCTTCCGGCAGATCATCAAAATACAGCGCGGCGTTGTTATCCGCTTTGTTCTGGATATACCGGACTACAGAAGCAAAGCTCTGTTCAAGCTCTATTGTGATTCCTGATTCCATTGCTCACCTCTTATGAAAAATATCGGTTGAAAAATTGCTCGAACGCCGACTTCGCCATTTCTGGGAACATTCGCTCAAGCACTTCTACAGATTTATCAAAGAAATGGGAGCCTCGAACCGCCGACGCTTTCAGTACCATTCCGGTCTTTGCACCGGGAATATATCTGAAATGTGAACCTTCCCATACGCCCGGGATAAACCGGCCCGGTTGCTGTCCATGACCTTTGTTCACCCATTTTGCGTAATAGACATCGGTTCCTATCGTCAACGTCAATGCTCCCATATCCAACTGGAAAATATTACCGGCTCCGCCTTTCGTAAATGACCCCAACAGTGTACCCTTATCAACATTGTGAGCGCCCTGTATCTGTGCCTGCACAATATCAAGAAATTCTTCGCCGATCTCTTCCAGCGTTTTTCCTGCATACGGTTTCAAATCTGCCTGCATTGCTTCACACTTTCTGGCAAATGCTTCCAGCTCGCTAACATCAATCATAATGCCGCTTTAATTCCTCCTTCCCGGTACAGCTCCACGATAATGTGGTGGTTTCCATGCACCGCACGGGGGATTCCGGCACGGTATTTCAATCCGTTGTCACAGTCCTCCACCGTATCATTTTTGCGAATGTCTACGCCTGCTGGCAGGGATAACTTAATTTCTCCGTCAGCAGAGCTGAAGGGTTCATTTTGAACTATGCGAACCGTATCTCCGACCTTTGTATGGAAATGGCATGGCTGCTCTATAATTGCCGCTGTGCTTCCAGTCTTTTTGACGGTTCTTTCTTTGATTCCGTATCCAACGTCCACAGTGCCATCTTCCAGATGGTATATGTTGCATCTGTGGTTCATAAAATCTTCAAACATAGGCATCTCCTAAATCGCTGTCATGCGAAAATGCATATTTCCTCTTGATTGAATAACAAAATCTGCAAGCAGCTCGTCCAGATCCAATCCCGAAATATCAATATCCTTGGTTTCTGTGAGTTCGTAACTGTAATCATCAAAAGTTCACGGATATAGTCGCTAGCTTCATCAGGATCCCAGGTGATAGTGTGGAACTGT